TTGTGGCTGATGAACACATAACAAAGGAGAAAGTGTAATGACTAATAAGATATCGTATTGGAAAAGATACAAGGACAACTATGCACGAGTGTCTAAGTTAAGTCCTTACGTGATGGGTGACACTACAAGCAAACCCGAATCGTGGCATGGCAACCAAAGAACTTTAGAACAGTTTGTGCAGCAGTTGAGTAAAGAACTACGTGGTGTTAAGTTTACACGTAGGAGAGATGACTCTTACTGGATATACAGAGATGATAACCCATACGTGATGGGTTGGGTAGGGAGAGGTCTTAACTTCCTATCCACCACCACGAGTGATGACTATTTGTTTTGTGTATGTGCTAGGACTATCAACAACTGGAAGTACAGCGATAGTAGTTGGCAACACTATGCCAAGATGTCAACGAGATGGGACAAAGCAATGAAGAACGCTAAAACTTATTTACGTGTGATGTCACCTCACGACATGGCATACATAAATCAAGATCGCATCGTGCAATCATTGAGTAATGTCACTCGACAAGAAGAGAACAAGTTGGGTAATCTTTACAAGTCGTTGTTCAACTCTGTGCAAGAAAGCTATGATTACATCAGAAAGTTCAAGGCTAATCGTGCCAAGGAACATACTGTGTTACAGTTCATGCACAAGATATACACAGAGAAACGTGAGTTGTTGGAAGACGATCCCGACTTCCTCAAAACATACGAGGACTTCCTTGCACAAGAGCAACAACTGAGTGAAGCCCTGAAGAAACAACACAAGGTGTATCACATACGTGTTTACGAAGATGCTTTCAAAGTTAGGAAGTTTGATGTAACATTTATTGGTAATGCAGAGGGAGGCACACTTGGCACAAGTCAACCGATAGAGGATATGAGTTTGTCACCCAAGGTGGTGCTTGATGATACCACGTTACCCGAAGATTTGTTGGGTAAGGTATCTGTGTTAACAATGTTAGACGAGGGAGGGTTTGTCGATGAAGTTGGCTACAAGATTGATTCCACGATGTTTTATGTCATCACGGAAAGAGACTTCCACATCTCATCAGATACCACACGATAACAAGATATATCGTGTTTCAATAGACAATGGTAGCAAATGTGTTAAAATAACACCGATTGGTATCAATGGTATTGACAACCAAGCAGAGGGTTGGTATGATTCTGTTGATGTACTACCTAGATGGGTGCAAGAGAAGATGGCATTACTTATGATGTCCGATGCTCAACCACCTATCTACGAAGTGGATGACGTAGGCAAAAGGATTAACAACGATATCTTTTGGATATATCATCCGTAACAATTAAAATGTTAGTGTGGCACTAACAGTTTTGGGAAACCTTAATTTGTTAGTGTTGCACTAACATTGAAACCAGTTTTTTTGGGGGGCTAAATGGAAAATTTACCACAAAGTATCCAAAGGGATATTAAAATAGAAATGGAAACTCAAGCTAAGTTAGGTAAAAAAACTTACAAAGATATTTGGGTTGGTTGGGGTTGGTTAAGCCTAGACAAGAATGGTGCTTTAACTTTCAAGGAAGTTAGATAATGGATAAGTTTAGTAAACGCAGAGCAAGCATAAGAGATTTGCAAAGACAATTAAAGATTAAGAATGAAAAGAAGACACCACAAGAATTAGGTGAGCATGAAAGGTTTGAAGATGACCCTCGTGCATTGAGAGAGATAGAATATGGTAGAGTGGTGCGAAAGCCTACAACACCTTTGAGTGGTGGGTCTACATTAGGCACAGTAGAGTTTGAAGATAAAAAATGGTCATGACACCCGAACAGAAAGTGAAGAAGAAAGTTGTAGCACAACTAAAAGAAATGGGTGCTTATTACTTTACACCTATGACTGGTGGTTATGGTTATAGTGGTGTACCCGATATAGTGGGATGCTATAAAGGATATTTCTTTGGTATAGAATGTAAGGCAAAGGGTAGCAACGAGCCTACAGCATTACAACAAAAGAACTTAGAACAAATACTGGAGCAGGGAGGCTATGCCGTTGTCATACATGGTGAAAACGTAGACAAGGTCAGTATTAAAGATTTAATAGAAACGTATAGGTTAGGTAAGCAATGAGAGCCTTTATATCCATTGCAGTAGAGGCGATGCTTTTTTTTGATAAGCTCCTTTCTGTCGTGACTCTGCCATTGAAGAATGTAAAACTAGCCCCCCTTTGCGAACCCAACGACATGATCGTTGGGAGGGGGCATTATTATGAGTAAATATATAAGGAGCAAAAGATTACAGTTTCATAATCATCATGCACATGACGAGAAGATAGACATATCTCCTTATCACGTTGACAACTACAGACACTCTTGCAGGGAGGTTGGCACACGGTGCATACGCTGTGGTACGTTACCACGCACTATAGGAGAGGGGATACATTTTTCTTGTAGTTTATTTGTGAAGTGTGACGATTGTTATGCAATCGAGTCGCACTCGTACGAAAATCACGAGGGATTTAATTGGTTGTTTATGGATAATGATTTGAAACAGAAAACTGGAGAGGCAAGATCATTATCATTATTTAACAGATATAAAAAAGAGAAAAAGGAGGAAGACGATGACGATAGTATGTATTAGTTGTGGAGGTACTGTTACACACGCAGAAGGTATAGTGATATGCAGTTCGTGTGGTCAGTACGAATTACCTTTCGATCAAACAATAATAGATGCAGATGTACAAGAGCATATGGAAAAAGATAATGCAGAAACCGAGTAGAATAGATTTATTAAAGAGAGCCATAGAATATACAGATGGCGATAGACGCACGGACTATGGTAGTCCGATTGAAAACCACGAACACATTGCAATGATATTTAATTCTATCACAGGTAAACGACTTACAGCAAAAGACATTGCGTTGGTGCAGGTAGCAACCAAGTTAGCTAGAATGACATCATCTCCTAAGAAAGACGATCACTATATAGATGCGATGGCTTACATAGGCATAGCTTATGAATGTGAAGAAAATGTAAGACGTGATGGTGGTCGTTACTTTTACGAGGACAAGTGATGGATTTAATTACGTTAGACTTTGAAACATACTACAGCAAAGATTATTCTTTGGGTAAACTCACAACGGAAGAATACATACGTGACCCAAGGTTTGAGGTTATTGGTGTTGGTATAAAACTAAACGATAAAGAAACGGAGTGGGCGAGTGGAACACATAAACAACTTAGAGAGTACTTACAAACGAACTTCCCCTGGGCAGACGCTATGGTACTTGCTCATAACACTATGTTTGACGGTGCTATTCTTAATTGGGTCTTTGATATTAGTCCTAGGGTGTATACCGATACTTTGTGTATCTCCCGTGGTTTTCACGGGGTGGAAGATAGCAGTAGTCTCAAGGCAATATCTGAAAGATATAATCTCGGAGTTAAAGGCACAGAGGTATTCGAGGCGATCGGCAAGAAGAGAGAGGACTTTACGGAAAGTGAACTAAGTGCTTATGGAGATTACTGCATCAATGACGTTGATCTCACATACAAAGCGTTCTTGCACATGGCAAAAGATTTCCCTAAGAGTGAACTAAAGTTAATAGATTTAACTTTGAGGATGTTTGTAGAGCCAGTATTAGATTTAGATCTAGGTTTGCTCGAACAGCACCTTGCAGAAACACGTTATGAGAAAGAGTCACTACTACAACAATGTGCTGTCATGGGTGTGTCAAAAGATGATTTGATGAGCAACCCTAAGTTCGCAGAAGCACTGAGGCGTTTGGGTGTAGAGCCACCTATGAAGATAAGTCCTACAACTGGACAAGAAACATTAGCATTGGCTAAGTCTGATGAAGACTTCAAGTCTTTGGCAGAACACGAGAACCCACAAGTAAAAATTTTAGTCAATGCTAGACTTGGTAACAAATCAACCTTGGAAGAAACAAGGACACAGAGATTTATTGATATATCAAAGAGAGGATTACTGCCAGTGCCAGTAAGATACTATGCCGCTCATACTGGTAGATGGGGTGGTGACGATAAGATAAATTTACAAAATTTACCGAGTCGTGGCAAGAATGGTAAGAAACTAAAACGTAGTATCATTGCACCAAAGGGTCACACTATTATAGATGCTGACTCATCACAGATAGAGGCTAGAGTCTTGGCTTGGCTCGCAGGACAAGATGATTTGACCAAGGCATTTGCCAATGGTGAAGATGTTTATGTAAACATGGCATCAAAGATATATAACAAACCCGAAGAAGAGATAACAAAGGATGAGAGGTTTGTAGGTAAGACAACAATACTGGGTGCAGGGTATGGCATGGGTGCTTTGAAGTTTCAGTCACAACTACAGACCTTTGGCTTTGACATGCAGATTGAAGAAGCACGGAGGGTCATAGGTGTTTATCGTGATACTAACTGGAAGATAAACAAGTTATGGCGTGATGCTCAAGACGTGCTACGGGCCCTGTACAACAAAGAACACCCAACACTCTTGGGGTGTGGTGAAGTTTTGGAGACTGTACCAAAAGAGAATGGCATACGTTTACCATCGGGATTGATGATGAGATACGGAGATTTGGCTTGTGAACAAAGTGATGGCAGAGTTGAATACAACTACAGAACTAGGAATGGTAGGACTCGTATTTATGGTGGTAAAGTTATAGAGAATGTATGCCAAGCTATAGCTAGATGTATCATAGGTGAGCAGATGCTCAAGATAAATAAAAGATACCGTGTCG